ATGTCTCCTTATTCGTGTTGTTTTTGGCTACATTTTAATTAATAAAGTCTCCTTATTTATTTTACTTTAAGTTATATTTAAATAAATAAGTTTATTTTATTTACTTTAAGAGAACAAAACAAAAGAATTCTGGAATAGTTGGAGATTTCTAAAAACTGAAGTAAACTAACCCCAGTTCGGCGAAATAGTTCGGCGAACATTTAAATAAATATCCGAAAGGATGGGAGAATTGCAACATGGCAATTTTAAATAAAGAGGAGACTAGTAATATTTACAAGAAAATTAATAAAGTTAGTTTTCATTTGGCGAATAATACGAAGAACGTTGAAAACTTAGATGGGACGATTCAGAAAAAAGCTTATTACTCAATTCAAAAAGGATTGAGAACGGCTTTTATCAAATATGACAGAGAATCTAAACTAGCAACGCTTCTAAAAAAAGAAGATTTATTGGATAAATATTCAGCAATGAGTAACACTCCAAAAACTCTTTGGAATGATGCACCAACTACGAAGGGAACGAAGTCTCTAAGTAAAAAAGTTGTGAGCAAATCTAAAAAGATTTAATTCTAAAATCTTACTAAGTAACCCCGTGCAATGCGGGGTTTTTTTTGTCTAAAATAAACACCCTAATATTGCATCAATTCTAAGGCTCACCACGAAGAGCTAATATTAAAACTATATCCATATACCAACCAATCCTAAAGCTTTAATTACAGAGCTTTACAACGACCGACAAAGCCATCCATACGTCCAACTTAACAAGCTAAAAGAAATATCTTGTAAACCTATCGAATTTATCAGGCTCTGATTAGAGCTAATACTGGTTACCCCATAGTTATTTTTAGAGCCTGTAAAGTTGTGAATATCCTTATCAGAGTTATATGAATTATTTGGTTTTAATTTGTAAACTTGAGAGGTCTTTTTCCTCTTAAAAAAAATCCGCAGCACCGACTTCTGGAATGTCTATGAAAATATATAATTGAGACAGGTCTCATCAAGCTTTGCAGAGTTGTTAAGTTTGATTAGTGAGAGGTGTCTCATTTAAATAATATGTGAAGCTTTTTAAGTGGCAGGGCAGGAGTACCACCCTCCCCCACCCCCATATATACTAGTGGTCGAACATTTTACAGGATTTTAAAGTGTTAATTAGAAATTTTGCCGGACACTATAGTCTATATAAACTATTAGCTCTCTATAAAGAGAGACAATAACTGACAGAATAGAGTGGTTGTTTTCTATACTATACAACCGGGGCGACCTACAATGTCTATTGTATAGTTTATATTACACTTTGTCAAGTCTTTTTAAAAATAATTCTAAAAACTTGACATGTTAGTGTTTGAACTCTATAATAACAACATGACTAACTTAACAACTAATAAAAAGTTAACAGAAAAACAAGAGAACTTCCTTAATAATCTTATAGAGACTAAAGGAAACCTTAAACTTTCAGCCGAACTTGCAGGATATTCAGGAAATCACTACCAAGTCATACAATCACTTAAACATGAAATAGTGGATTTAGCCTCAGACGTACTTGCAAGGGAAGCTCCTACTGCTGCTTTTAAACTTATTGAAGTATTACAAAGCGATAAAGCTTTGCCTCAAGCTAATATAAAGTTACAAGCTGCACAAACAATCTTAGACAGAGTAGGACTAGGAAAAAAAGAAAGATTAGATGTAACTCACAATATAAGTGGGGGTATATTTATATTGCCTGAAAAACAAACAATAGATATTACATCTGAAAACGGAGACTATGAGGAACTAACTGACTAATATTATGAAATATTGGATAACTGAATATATATCAGGAGACCCCAGCGTATTAATAGGTCCTTATATAAAAGCAAATACAATACTACAGGCTGAACAGATAGCTGTATTGTATGATTTAATTGTTATTGGAGAAATACAAGAACTTGTACACGAACCAATAATAAAAATAAAAGAAGAAACGAGGATAATACACTAATGAGCATTGAATATAGAGGGGAAAGATTTTCAGGTTATAACAAACCTAAGAGAACCCCCAAGCATCCTACCAAATCACACGTGGTTTTAGCTAAAGAAGGCAGTACTATTAAGATGATTAGGTTTGGTGAACAAGGTGCGTCAACAGCAGGTAAGCCTAAGTCAGGTGAATCTGATAGAATGAAAGCAAAGAGAAAGTCTTTTAAAGCAAGACACGGTAAGAACATAGCTAAAGGTAAAATGTCTGCAGCTTATTGGGCTGATAAGGTGAAATGGTAATGGCTCAAATAGGAAGCGATGAAAAACCTGTTACGTTTAGAAAAAGTATATATGGTAAGAGTGATGGTGGTAAAGGGGCAAGACCCAGACCCTTTGTTATATCTAAACAACAATACGACAATAACTGGGATTTAATTTTTGGTACAAAAAATGGCATTAAAAAAGAAAACAAAAAGTAAATCAACCGTGAACAGTGCTGGTAATTATACCAAGCCAACTATGCGTAAGAGACTTTTCGAGAGGGTCAAAGCTGGCACCAAAGGTGGTAATGCCGGACAATGGTCTGCTCGAAAAGCCCAGCTCTTAGCAAAACTATATAAAGCTGCTGGAGGTGGCTACAAAAAATGAAAAATTTTATAATGGATTTATTAAATAAAGCAAGAGAATGTTATACAAAGCTTTTAAAAAAATGTTTAACTATAAATAAAAAAGCAAAGAAAAATGTCAAGCCTAAGAAAACCACAAAAAAATCTTAGGGAGTGGACCAAACAAGACTGGTCTACTAAAAGTGGAAAGAAATCGTCAGAGACAGGAGAACGATACCTTCCAAAAAAAGCAATTGATTCCTTATCATCAGAAGAGTACGCAGCAAGTACAAAAAAGAAACGAGAAGATACTGCTAAAGGAAAACAACATAGCAAACAACCAAAAAAAACTGCAAGTAAAACTAGAAAGTTTAGAAAAATTTAACGATGAGTGATATACCTGAAGGATATGTTAAGAAAAAAGGAAACACAATACCTTTTGGTTATGAAAAAAGTGATATACAAAGTTACTACAAACCTATACCTTTACAACTTAAGGTACTACATAAATATTTAAACTACATTAAAGAACAATCTTATTCTTTAAGACAAGCTTCTGTTCTTATAGAAGAAGAAACAGGAAGAAAACTAAGTCATGTTGCTTTAAAAAATTATTTAGATAAAGGTCCTTCTTTAGAAGACAGAAGAAAAAAAGTTTTAAAGAATAAAAAAATTAAATTAGATAAACAAAAATTAAATTTAAAAAAGAAAGAAGATAATTTAATAAAAGAACAAAGTGTAATTAAAAAAATTACAGAAAACACTACTTCAAAAGTTATAACAGAAGATGAGTTAAAAACAACCAGTCTTTCTATACAAGAAAAAATTAAAGATGCAAAAGTATTTTTCCATGCTAACGAAGGACCACAAACAAATTTTTTAGCTGCCGGTGAAAAAGATGTTCTTTATGGTGGAGCAGCAGGTGGTGGTAAGTCTTACGCAATGTTGGTTGACCCACTACGTTATGCACATAAAAAAGCACACAGAGCTTTAATTCTTAGACGTTCTATGCCAGAACTTAGAGAAATGATAGATAAGTCTCGTGAGTTATACCCACAAGCATTTCCCGGTGCTAAGTTTAAAGAAGTTGAAAAACTTTGGAACTTTCCATCAGGGGCAAAGGTAGAGTTTGGTTTTTTAGAAAGAGACGCAGACGTATACAGATATCAGGGACAAGCTTATAGTTGGATAGGGTTTGATGAAATAACTCATTTACCTACAGAATTTAGTTGGAACTATCTAGCATCACGTCTTAGAACTACTGACCCAGAAATACAAACATATTTACGTTGTACGGCTAACCCAGGTGGTGTAGGCTCTAACTGGGTAAAAAAAAGATACATAGAACCCGCTGAACATAATAAAAGTTTTTTAGGTAAAGACGGACTAACAAGAAAGTTTATACCTGCTAGATTAGCTGATAACCCTTACCTAGATGCTGATGGTGTGTATGAGCAAATGCTTAAGTCACTACCACCCACACAAAGACAACAACTTTTAGAAGGTAAC